AGAAATAACTCTTGACGGCGGAGAGATCGAAGTTACAGTAGAACCAACAAAAGAACAAATGGAAGAATTAGAAGAACATGAAGGCAAACAGATGGCAAGAGGATTAGGTAGATGGATTGATGTAATAGAAGAAGAAAAAGAAAAAGAAGACATCTATAAAGATAAAGAATCACAAGACCCAAATACATCAGGCCGTAATTCACAACATTATACATAAAATAAAATTATATGGCAAGAAAAAAAGTTATACATAAATTTAAAACAAAAACTCGATTAGGTAAGCGTTATATGCTATGTAGAAATAGCATCGAAGATAAATTATATTGGGGTTGGTCAATTTTATCTAAACATCCAAGATGTAATGAATGGACAGAAGTAGGACCAGAATCCACAGCAGTATTATGTCATCATTGTGTGCAAAAAACAGTAGGACCACCAACCATAAAAGGAAACTATAAATCAACTGGTAGATTAAGAGGATGGCAGTTTATGAAAGTATTCGTCGACAAAGAAGGGAATGTATTTCATAAAGGAGTAGAACAATCTAAGTTGAAAGGAACATTAAAACCAACCGAGCCAAAACCTACAAAGAAAAAATTATCTAAACATGAAAAGGAAGAGTTGCGATTATCTATTCTACAACAAATGAGTATGGTTAGAGGTAAACTAAAGACTGCAACGTTCAAAAAAGATATTAAGTCAGGTAATGTACAAATGCGTAGATTAGAACGACAATTAAAAAAGGTGTAAATTATTTGGACTTACGAAAAAAAGTTATTATATTATAATTAATATGAGTATATATCAAGACAGACCACAACAAACAAACACAGAAAAGATAGCTCCAGAAATAAAATCAGTTGATCTATATGAATCATTACATAATCAATTAGCTACGTTAGTTGATTATCAAGATTCTATAATATTTCTTACCGATGACATAACGGATAACACGTTAACGGATCTAATTATTAGAGTAAGAAGTTTACTACAACACAGAAAAGATAAATCAGCTGATATAAATCTAATGATTAATAGTCCGGGCGGAGATGTACATGAAATGTTTGGAATTATCGATTATATAGAATCGCTAGATATTAAAGTAAATACAATATGTCGTGGAAGAGCTTTCTCAGCCGCAGCAATAATTTTATTATGTGGTACAGGAACAAGAATGATAAGTAAACGTTCAACAGTAATGTTTCATCAAACATCAAGTTTCCTTGGTGGAAAAATGAGTGATATAACAGCATATTTAGATAATGTAAAAAACCTAGAAGTAGCTGTATATGAATTATTAGCAGAGAAAACAAAAAAAGATGCTGGTTGGTGGAAAGATAAAATGAGAACAGATTTATATTTATCAGCAAATGACTTAATAAGTCTAGGAGTAATTGACGAAATAATATAAAAATATGAAATTAACAGCAGAACAAATAGTACAAAATTGGGAAGACCTATTAGAGGTTATTAATAAAAACTTTGTAGGAGAAAGGAGACAGAAACTTTTAGCAATGTATGAAGATATGGAAGAAAGAATGTCAACACAACCAGCATCGAGTTTTGATCATTATCATAATGCATTTGAGGGTGGTTATGTAGACCACGTTTTAAGAGTAATTGAATGTGCTAAAAAGGTATATGATCTTTGGGATGAAATGGAAGCAGATATGTCTGGTTATACAAAAGAAGAATTAATCTTTGTTGCATTGAATCATGATATTGGTAAAATGGGATTTCCAGGAGATGGCAATGAGATATATCAACCTAATGATTCCGAATGGCATAGAAAAAACTTAGGAAAAATTTATAAGATTAATCCTAATAATCCTTTTACGCTTGTAAACGATTTATCTATTTGGTTGTTACAACATTATAGAATTGAAATATCTTGGAATGAAATGTTAGGAATAAAATTAACTGATGGATTATATGATGAAAGCAATAAGCCTTATTTTATTTCAAGAACTGCAGATTCAAAATTAAAAACTAATTTAGGATATATAATGCATCAAGCAGATGCAATGGCAGCAAGAATTGAATATGAAATGTGGCATAAAGATAAACCAACAGCACCTATACAAAAAAGACGTCCAGCTAAAACAATAACTAATTCTCAAACACAAATTAATGCTGGTAAGATGTTTGAAGATTTATTTGGAGATAACAAATGATAACAACAATAATAATACTATCAGTAGTATTAGCAGTTTCAATATATGTTAATATAAATCAGATGCGTAATAATGAACAGCAAGAAGAGTATATTGAAGATTTAGAAAATTCAAATACCCAATATTATAATTTTCATCAACAATTAAAAACAAAAGTAGATCAAGCAAACTCAGAAATACGCAATGCAGACAGATTAGGAGCATTCGAAGCATCAGATGAAATTGGCCATGCATTCCAATTAATAAAAGATGTAATCAAAGACTTACACAGAGGCATGGAATAGTGTCTGAACCAGGAACAGCTCCTGTAGAATCATTCTATTTATGGTTAGAACAAGAACTGAATGATATAGAACAAAATGGTCCGAAGGTACGTCGTGGACGTAAACCAAGTAAAAAACAATACTTTACTTATATTAATGAAAAGGCCATTGTTGCATATAATAAAGAAACAACCCAACATTTACGAGATAAGGTATTTAGAGAGCATATCTATAAACCATTTGATAAATTAGTTGAAAATTTAATACATACTTTTAAATTTTATTATTTTGATGTACCATATGTAGATGTAAAAGCCGAAGTTGTTGCATTTCTAGTAGAGAAAATTCATAAATTTACTGAAGGAAAGGGCAAAGCTTTTTCTTATTTTAGTATTATTGCAAAAAATTATTTAATAATTGCAAATAATGCTAATTATGCAAAAATGAAACAAAAAGCTGACATATCTGTAATCGACGATCGACGTAATATAGACCAAGAAGTTAGTTTATCAGATCATCAAGATTCCTTAAAAGATTTTACTAATCAATGGGTAAAATATTATGATACAAATCTGAATTCTATATTTACTAATCGTAAAGACATTATAGTGGCAGATACAATTTTAGAATTATTCCGTATGCGGGAGAATATAGAGAATTTTAATAAAAAAGCTCTATATATACTTATTAGAGAACGGACAGGCCTTAAAACCCAGAATATTACTAAAGTAATTAATGTTATGAAACGCGATTATGCTAAGATGTTTATGGTATATAAACAAAATGGACTAATTGCATCCACAAATCGATAGTACCCATATTTATATTAAAGGGTACTATTATGAGTAAAGATTTCGAATTATTTAAAGGACATACCTTCTCTGATCTGATGAAGGATATATACCACAACTCTAAAAAGAAAGAGCGACAAATAAATACATTAATACAAGAACTACAACCAATGATAAGGAACATTGGTGATGCAACTATAATAGTTCCATTAATTAGAGAATATCTCGATGTAGCAGTTAAGAATGATGATGCATTAGTTAAGCTAGCCGCAGTAGTTCAACGATTAGTTTCCGCGGAAACAAAGGCTCAATATGATGGCGGAGAATTCGGACTATCAGATGAAGAAAGGCAACAACTATTAGACGCAGCAGAAGAACATATTTCTGAGATACATAAACAAGTGGAGAGAGAAGATGCCAGACAGGTTGATAGCACAGGTAATTGATACAGAACCAGCATATAAACTATCACAAGACGATGAAGGGAATGATTTAAGACCCGGTACTATCCTAGTAAGATCTCAACCCGGACGTGTATTATCAATGACTAGAGAACATTATGTAGTTCCATTAGATGTTAATAATATAAAAATACCGTTAGTTGGAGAGAAAGTTCTATTACATAAATTACCATCTGATCAAACAACTACCTTTTTTAAAGAAAAACGATATGCATATTCGAAAATAATAAATATACATGATAATCTTAATACAAATGTATTACCATTTGAATCAGTAAATAAAGCATCCCCAGGCAATTCAGCCGACGAGTCAGGAGGCATTTCTGGCGAAGGTTTAAAAGATCCAGATATTCAACAAATATCATTTGAAGAAAAAGAGGTACTCCAAGTACAGCCATATGATGGCGATATATTATATCAAGACAGATTCGGATCATTATTAAGATTTGGTTCTACTGTTTCTGGAGGACCATACGATCAACCTACACAACCATGGTCAGGAACATCAGGAGAACCTATTATGGTTTTAACTTCAGGTTTAAATGTAGCCAAGGGCGGTTTATATGTAATTGAAGACCCAGAACAAGATAAAAGCTCTATATTTATAGGATCTAATCATAAATTTACTATTAAATCATCACAACCAAAATTCGGCCCGCCTGCAACAGCAATATTAGGTAGTGATGCATTTGAAGGAGCTCAGATAGCACTTAATTCTGATAGGATATTACTTAATACCAAAGCAGATTCAATCTTATTATCAGGCGCAACAACAGTTGCAATCTCAACACCAGCTTGGGCAGTAGATATGAATGAATTCTTCACATTATTTAATGATTTGTTAACAACGATGCAAAAAGTATTTGCAGGCGCATCACCATATCCAACTCCTATGGGAGGACCAACATTACCAAACGTTCCTGCATTGAATGAATTAATACAAATAATTACAAAATATAAAGAAATGACTCAATAGGAGAAATATTATGCCATTAAATAAACCAAAACTTATAGCCGATATTAAAATGGCTTTAGATAAGTCTCATCAAAAGAAAAGTCCACAAGAAGGTCGATTTACGCTTGCACTGGAATTAGCAGCTGCAATAGACGAATACGTACGATCTGGTGAAGTACAAACTAATACTACTGGCGCAGGAGTAGTAGCACCAGGTATTCTTGTTGTAACTGCAGGCTCCGCTGCAGCACAAACAGGCGCCACTACAGTAACAGGCACTTCTGTAACAATTGGAACAGGAGTAGGAAAGGTTGTATAGTCAATCGCATAATCTAAGATAAACAATATTTATATAAAAGGTAAATTATGAAATCAAAAACATTCGTTAATCTATTACGTAAAGTTATTAGAGAAGAGGTACAATCAATTGTACGAAAAGAGTTACGATCAGCACTCAATGAAGAAAAAGTAGATCATCCGCGTGTAATAAATCAAGGAACGGCTATGCATAAAATGGCAAATAATATTGAGAGAAATCGACGTAAGAAAACAAAATTTACAAAAGATAATATGTTAAATGATATATTAAATGAAACGGCTACAAATTCTGACTTTAGTACAATGTATGATGGCCCTTCATTTATGCAAAATGATTATCCATCGATGGGTGCAACGAAAACATCTGCAGCAGTTCGAGCACCAATTGGAATCAACGGGGAGGTTGCAGATACATCTAAACCTGAAGTAAAAGAAGTTATGACAAATATAACAAAAGATTATTCAGCTATAATGAAAGCTATTGATAAAAAGAAAGGAATAAAATAATATATGGCACGACCAATATATCAATATAAACCAATAAAGAATACTAATATCAAACCCATAGGTATATCATTACCATTCAACCAACCAGGTGCAAAAAAAAGTATTGGTGCTGCGTATGATGCATCTTTTGAAGATGCAGGGTCCGTATTTGTACAAACATATTCAACAGAAGAACAAGCTATTAGTAATATAAAAAATTTATTTATGACTGTTAAAGGTGAGCGATATATGCAACCTAACTTTGGTACAATATTACGTACATTATTATTTGAACAAAATGTAGATGACTTGCAAGATAGAATAGTAGAAGCATTAGAAGCTGATATAGGAAAATGGCTACCTTATATTACAATAAACGGAATAGAAATATTACAGCCAGAACATGAACTTATTATAAGAGTGCGATTTAAAGTTACCAACATTGGAGCGAATTTAGTGATTAATATATTAGCAAACGAAAATACATTCACAGTAGGAGAAGCATTAGAAGATATAGACACTGTAGAATCTGAATTAACTCAAATAAATACAGGAGTATATTAATATGGCATTAGTACAAAAAGAAGTAAAATATATAGGAAAAGATTTTGGCCAATTAAGAGCTAATTTAATTAATTTCGCAAAAACTTACTTTCCAGACTCTTATAAAGATTTTAATGAATCATCACCAGGTATGATGTTTATAGAAATGGCCGCCTATGTAGGAGATGTATTATCATTTTATACAGATCAGACATTTAGAGAAACAAACTTATCTACGGCCCAGGAACGAGGAAATATATTTGCCTTATCACAAATGTTCGGCCATAAACCAAAATTAAGATCGGCTGCTACTACAACAATAGAAGTATTTCAATTATTACCATCAATAGGAACAGGCGCAGCTGCATTACCTGATTATAGATATGCATTAACAATTAATAGTGGTATGAGAGTATCATCCGATTCTGGAAAAACGTTTAGAACATTAGATCCAGTGGACTTTAACGATACAGCTGATGCAGATATATCAACATATTCAATTGATAATTCAGGAAATATAACATATTATCTATTAAAAAAGACAGTATCAGCTGTCTCTGGAGAAGTAAAGACAAGTACATTTACCTTTGGAAATCCAAAACAATTTGATAAAATAGTATTACCAACAGAAAACTTTTTAGATATTATAAACGTAACAGACTCTAATAATAATAGATGGCATAAAGTAGATTATCTAGCACAAGATACTGTATTTGAAGATATCGCCAATATTTCTTTTAATGACCCAGAATTATCACAGTATAGAAGTACCGTACCATATATCTTAAAATTAAGAAGAACTCCAAGAAGATATGTAACACGAGTAAGAGCAGACGGAAAGACAGAAATGCAATTTGGTTCAGGAATATCATCAGATGCAGATGAAGAAATAATACCAAATCCAAAAAATGTAGGATTAGGTTTAGATTTACTATCACGAACCACATCAACGAATATAGATCCTAGTAATTTCTTATATACCAGTACATACGGATTAGTCCCATCAGATACAACATTAACAGTAACGTATACAGTTGGAGGAGATACTTCAGAAAATGTAAACTCAAATTCGATTACGGCAATTAATGCAATCGAATATTTAAACGATAATTCTACAATAGATCTTACTAGTACAAAAGCCTCTGTTGCAATATCAAATCCTGAACCAGCACGTGGAGCATTAGCATCACCAAATTTAGAAAATATTAGGATGGAAGCAGCTGCCGCCTTTGCGGCACAAAATAGAGCAGTAACAAGAGAAGATTATATTGTAAGAGCATACTCAATGCCTGCAAGATATGGTTCAATTGATAAAGTATACATTGTAGGAGATTCTCAACTAGATACATCAGATAAAGATTATCCTAGAGATGTAGTTAGCAATCCATTAGCATTAAATATGTATTGTTTGGGATATGATTCGAATAATAAATTAACTATACTAAACAAAGCTATAAAAGAAAATTTAAGAACATATATGTCAGAGCATAGATTATTAACAGATGCAATTAATATTAAAAATGCATATATCATTAATCTTGGAATTGATTTCGAAATAGTAACGCGACCAAATGAAAATAGTCATACAGTAATTTTAAGATGCATAGAAAGATTGAAACAAATATTTAGTAATGATAGAATGCAAATTAATGGAACAATAAATACATCAAATTTGGTAAGTGAATTAGATCAGATTTTAGGAGTACAAAGCGTTGCATCAGTAAATATAACTAATTTATTCGACACCGAAGCAGGATATTCTGGAAATGTGTATGATATCAGAACAGCTACAAAGAATAATATTATTTATCCTTCGCTAGATCCTAGTATTTTTGAAATTAAATATCCTAATAATGATATTAAAGGAAGAGTTGTTAAACCTTAAGGAGTGAATTATGTACAGAATATTTTATGCAGAACGTGATACAACATTATATGAAAAATATCCAGACCAAAATACTGGCATCGATCAAATACTCGAACTAACAAAAATAGCTTCTGGTTCAAAATTAAATGGTGTTATTCAAGGAAATACACATAATACTAGATTTTTAATTGATTTTGGGTCTGAAATAACTACGCTTACAAGCGAAGTAAGTAGAGGAAATATTCCTCCTATTGGCAATGGAGCAAACTCTGCATCAGTATTCCTTAAGATGTATGCAGCCTCGGCTCAAGATATATTAACTTCGTATACTATTAACGCATTTCCAGTAACCGAATCATGGACAAATGGAAATGGAAATTATTCAGACAATCCAATTCAAAAATATGGAGCATCATGGTATTATCGTACAAGTGATGATACCGCAGATGGATGGACAACAGGCTCTGTAGGAAGTTCAGGTACTGTACAAGGAACAACTAATACAGCTGGTGGCGGTTCTTGGTATACAGGCTCAGGATTCCAGGCATCTCAATCATTTACAAACGAATCACCAGATATTAGAATGAACGTTACAGATATCATACGACAATGGGTTTCTGGCAGTATAACCAATAATGGATTCATCGTTAAACGACCATATAGCAATGAAATCTCTGGCCAAGTTTATGGAAGTTTGAAATTTTTTGGAAGAGAAACTCATACAATATATGTTCCTAGATTAGAAGTAGCTTGGGATGACATAAATAATGCAGGAGGAACAAATACAGTAACAGCAAACACATACGTTCCATATATCAAAAATATTAAATCAGAATATAGAACAGCAGAGATTGCAAGATTTTATATAGGAGTTCGACCAGCATTTCCATCTAGAACTTTTCAAACATCGTCATTTTATGAGACTAAAGAAAGACTTCCAGTATCAAGTTCATATTCAATAATTGATACAATAACAAATGAGACGATAATTCCATTTACTGATAAATATTCGAATTCAAAAACAAAAATAAGTAATGGTGGTGATGGAAGTTATTTCAACTTAAGAATGGATAGCTTTTTCCCAGAAAGATATTATAAGATAATGTTAAAGTGTGAACGTTCAACTGATACGCAAACATTTGATGATGGATTTCATTTTAAAGTAGTTAAATAATGGCAAATAAGTATACAGAAAGAAAATCGTCGGAACAGCGAAAACAGAACCCGAACACTTTATTGTTGAAAATCATGCAACAAGAATATCCTAATGATCTTTTATTTGGAATGGGATTCTTAGCACAAAAAGAACAACATAAAACAAGCTTCCCAGTTGAATCAAATCCTCCATTACCAGAAGTCGAGCGTAGTGATACTGGTGTATTAAAAATAGTAGCTAAATATCAACATAAAATGAAAGATGGTTTGGTAATGTCTGGCCGTGCCGATCACGAAGGTTCAAAACCTGATACGGAAGAATTAGTTAAAGAATATACAAAATATTCACTTGATAAAACAATCCCAACTGTAGATGAAGATGAACTAGATGAATTAATAGATGAAGAATGGGAATACTTCGAAGACCCAGACGATGAACCGCCTATTCAAATTGTAGAAGAAGGTCCAACCGGGATATTTATAGCTAATAGAAATTTTGCATTGCGTGATATACATGATTTATATATTCAAGAAGGCCCAGAAAAAATACTTGAGTTCGACGAATCATCTACAGAACAAATAACAGATGTATTTTGTGTATTTTATACTGTAGATGGAATAGCATATCCAATACCAAATTATAAAACATTAGAAGTAATGTTGGTGGAAGCAGGACTTACATACAACTCACTCCGTGTAGCAGATGAAGATCAATTTATTCAATTCGATTTAAAGTTTGACGGAGATGAAGAAACAGACCAATCAGCAGTTGAAGAATTCCGAGAAAGATTAGGATACGGTGCAGTGATAGATCGTACTGCAGATTGGACCACCGAAGTTAGATTCAGATCAGAATATGAAATCAGAGACCCATTCAAAAGAGATCCTGGAGATTATATTAAGCCATTGGACTTACGAGGCCAAAATATGTCTGAAACAACATTAGGTCCTAGAATTGATTTATATCAACAAGAAGATTTAGAAGATATGTATTTTGATCAAGCATTCATGGGACAAACAACTCGCGAGACATTACGAGAAAAGTTCGAAGGAAAAATGATTTTATTAGACTGGCCAAAAAAAGTATTATCAGGCTGGGGCGAAGATCAAGCAAGTAGAGGAACTGATGTTAAGTATGATGACGCTGTATGGGGTCTTCGTATGATGATAAATGGTCATTGGAAACAAGTTACAGAACCATTTGTAATGAGATTATATGCTGAATTAAACGATCAATATCTTGATTCAAAAGGTAATCTTGCATTAACACAGTATGAGGAAGACTGGGGCCGATATGGTAAATGGGGATATTTAAATTTATTAGTCGAAGCCGGAGCAGTTACAGTAGTTCAAGCCGCAGGTGATACCACAATAATATCTGATGATGGAGAAGACGATCCATTATGGTCTTTATTTTCGCATATCGTAGAAGCGGACGGCTCAGAAGAATTCAAGGACCCCGATACAGCAGCAGCAGCTGGAGTAAGGCCAGATGGAATTAAAGGCCTTGATAAAAGAGAATATGTTGAATATTTAGATAATTATACAAACGGCGGAAAGATGTTTGAAGTTCCTCATTTATTAAAATATGAACCAAAAGGCTCAATAGCATATTATGATACAGAACAATATAAATCATTAATAAGAGAAGCAATAGTACAAGGCGAGATTGATAAAGTAAAAGATGATATATTAGAATTATTTCCAAGCGTAGCTGCATTAGTACAAGAAACAAGAGCTCTATTTAATACATTACCTACCAATTATAATCAATACGTAACAAACATGTTAGGAGGTGCGGGCCCATTATATCAAGTAATGAGATCAAAAGATCCTTGGAAATATGTTAAAAAGAAACGTAAAAAATTAAAAACAAAAGATGACCGTCATAACATTTTTAAATTATATATGAAAAATGGTCGTATGAGACGAAATTTATCTGAAAGCGAAGAAAACAAAATTGTTTCAAATAATG